TAATTTAGGATGTTGTTTTTTAATTAATAAGTGTTTTTTACGATCTTCTATTGTCCAACGACCCTTTGCTTCAATTATTATATTATTTGATAATATAAAATCTGGTGTATATGATCTAGAAACTTCTGGTACAGTATATAATATCTGCATAGTTTCGTACTCATATTCAATTTTATCTTCTGTTAGTATTGTAGCTACGTCAGCTTCGAATCCTGACCTAAACCCTAACTTTTCAGCTTGTCGCCGCTTTTTACTTTTTGATCTCCATGCCATAACCTACATATCCCAACGCACAACAAAATTCATGTCTACGTCGGTTCTTTTTTGAATTGGATTAGATAATTTACCAACAGCCAATAAATGTCCTATATCATCATATAATCCTACAGTACTAACATATGGCCGTAAACTACTAGTAAAATCTCCTAATAGTAGATCGCTGTCGGTTCCTTGTGTAGCACTAGGATTTTGTGATACATTAAACTGTCCTTTTGGGACATTGACTAATATATTATATTCTGTAATTGCTAATGATGATTTATGTTTTAATGTCCAATCATATTCTTGAGTAAATAAATCATTCCAGAACCACATAGGCGATGATGTCACTACATATCCAAATGATCTAAATACATTACCTACCACATTTGTTTGATATGCTGACCCGGACAGATAATGATTATTTCCTAATGATCCTATTTGTGCAGATGTTAACGCAGTATCATAATATCGCACTTCATCTAAGCTACCACTATAAGAATTACTGCCACTTTTATTAGAAGCACCAAACATTATTGAACTATTATTATTACAATTTCCGCCAACATCGCTGCCACTGTTATCTAATGTGCCATTAACCCATAATTCAATTAAGCTGCCGGTTTTTTGTAATACTAGATGTGCATCTGTATTCCGTAAATCTGCGCTACTACTAAAATCTACCATAAACGTACCATCAGTTCTACGTACATATACATGGCCTGCAGATGCATGTGAGTGATCATATATTCCTAACCGATATGGATATCTGTTACGTTTAACATGTTCTTCTGCTAATCCAAATTTAAGATAGTTCGGATCTTTCTGGGCTTCAGTATACCAATAGTTTGCTATTGCTTTTTGGGTGGCTCTACTGCTTTTCCTAAATGCACGTGTACCCCTTACTTGCTCATAAAACGCTTCTTCCGTGGGGCCTGTATATACGTCTTTATATTCTCGTACAACACCATACTTACTAATAATATCACGATCGGTATCTGCTGGTGTAAGTGTATGTTGGTTTGTACCTGCATGTATCCATGTACTCCAAGCAAAATCGTGGTCCGGATTTATTCCTACGAAATTAACAGTTTTAATATATGTCGGATATGCTTCCGGAGTATTAGTTGCAGGATAAAATTGTCCAAAATTTGCAGCAAAGCCAGATGGCTTAATTTCACCTGTTGTGTTGATACCGGGCCTAAATGCTACTTTAGAAACATCTGATGTAAATGTTGGTGTAAATTGTCCGCTTTGAATTTTGGTTGTCGACTCCCGACGTCCTGTTGCCATTCCGAACCACCCCCTTTCTCCTAGGTGGTAGCCCCATCTACTCTGGTAATGTTGTTCATTAAAGCCCCAATATGCAACTAAATTATCATTAGGAGCAAAGCTGCTGGAATTGATATAACTATTTGGTATCCGGATATTACCATATTTATCATCTGTTAATGTAAATGGAAACCTGGTTGATGATATTTCTATACTTTTTGGCTTTAATTGGTGCCCCATTTTTGTTTGGGGTATCGAAACCATACTAGCACTATAATGCAAAAATTTATGCATCATATTAGGATCTGTTTGATTTGATTGTAAACAATTGCCAGGATCATATGGATATTTATAAAACATATGATGTAGATGTTCCCATACCGCAAATTTCCAATAAAATAAATTACCATCGGCAATAAATGAATAGTTATCATGAGTTCGATTAGGTATATCAAAATAGCAGCCGGCGTAACCTGTCTTACCAACCGCGTAATTCATTCCTGGTACAGATGGATTCCACCATTGGCCGGTGCTGCGGCCTGCTAGCTCCCACGTAGGAGACCAGTAGGTACCAGTTGTATTATCAGGCCATGGGTCTAGATCGTTAGTGGCTAGCAAGCCCCCGGGTTTATTTCGCGGGATTATTCCATAAAATGCTTGAGGATCCGGAAAATTCCAGGAAGCCTGATCTTTCTGTGAATTGGGTGGGTACCACGCTTCTCCCTCAAATTCTGTTGATTTAAGTTGCCATCTAGAAGTTGGCCCGTATTCTGTTCCTGGAGTTCCTGGGTCTCTGTTTTCAACCAGACCAGTGTAAATGGAAACCAGGTTATCATCTCCTCGTTTATTAGACCGCATATCATAGAAAATGGCGTTTAATGGAATATAGCCACTAGCTGTGGCATTAGTATTAGTTATGGTCCAATTCTTGTAAGCGTTAAATTCTGTGACTTGTACATCACTTTTTGGAATACTACGGAAAACTGTTGGTTGCGGCATAACATGCTATTAATAGTCTAATTTAACTTTAATGGTGGTTTCTGTAGTAGGATCTTTTTTTAATGGTTTACTTAATTTTGCGACAGCGACTAATTCTTTATTTGCATTATATAATCCTACAGATGTAATATATGAAAATGGATCTCCTACTGTTACCACGCTAAACGCTCCTTCTTCACCAGTTACATATGACGGATTATTACTATAATTAAATTGGTTATTCAATACACGCACGAAGTAAAAATCTGATTTTATCGATTGTTTATTACGTGCCGTAAATCCGTTATTTGTACTATCAATAACAGCTGCACCTGATATTGCTGTATGTATCTTAAATGCATTATCTCCATCAATTCCACTGCCGGTTACTGAGCCAAATGATGCTGACATGTTTAATGCCGTGCCATCTAATATAGCCATACCTAATGATGGATATAATATTCCATAATATTGAGGTTCGGTAGCAGTAAGCGAAGGGGAATATATTCCATCAGCCGATGATCCGGATACTATATTATACTTTAATCCTGATTGTCCAGCTGCGCCGGCAGGAGTTATTGCATAATCTGTTGTTAATTCTAATACTCTACTATCTCCAGAAAGTCCAACATTACTACCAGTATATGCATTTGCTACATTTCCGCCGGCGACAAATTGGCTACCAGATAAATGAGCTAGATTTAAATAAAATGCTGATGGATCTATTCCTTCTTTATATCTAGCTCGATTAACATTAACAATATATATTTGTTCTGAATCTTTACCATTAAATGTAAATTTAGTATCACCTATTTCTAATAGTAATTGTTTATATTGACCATATATAGCACGAGTAGGTGTATCGTTTCCGGCACCACCAGCTATTACTGATGAACCAGAGCCTGGCTGATTTCCATATTGGACTGCAAATTGTGGTTGGGCTTCTGCTGCAGATGATGCACTTTGAAAAATTTCATAATAATATTGTTTCTGCGTACTAGTTTCGTTAGATGATGTAAAAAAGGTTGTTAATGAGCCGGCATCACCTGTCCATAATCCTTTTGTAATAATACTTTTTTGTAACGTAACAATGTCGGTAGCAGCGTTAAATGGTTTATATACGCTGCCGACAGATGCGGCAGCAACGTTTCCTATTGTTGGTACTGCTCCACCGCCTGGTGCTGTAAAATTAAATCCTCCGGCCATAATATTCCTGTTTTTTTCTTTTCATTATACTAATGGTGTTCCTTGTTGAGTATATAATGTATTACCTTTTACGGTTACATCTATTGTTTGGCGCCCACCTGTTTCGTTACCAATTACAATTATTGTAGCTTGTTTAGTTGATACTAATGATTTACCAGTTACACTAAATGTCATACCTGTTATCGAAACACTTTGAGCTGCTTCATTATCACCAATAAATGCTGGAACTGTTCCTCCGCCGGCACCAGGTGCTTGTCCTGTAACTGCAATGGATGCTACAGTATTGTCACTCAATATTAATGTATATCCTAATGTAGAATTCCCGCCAGAGAAATTAGTTGTTTGTGGAGATATAGTAACAGAATCTCCTGGGGTCAATGTTATTGCAGATTGTCCTACTGATATTTGTGGTATTCTATTTGCGTTTTGTGGCAATGTTACTAATTTAAATTTCATCATCTGTGTTTCATCAGGCAATGCTTCAACTAAAGGCAGTGCCTCTATTGTTGCTCCATAGAATGCAGTGCCTAATGGATGGTCTGGGTTCCATAAGGTATAATCAATTTCATCATCACCTAAAGCAAATTGTGTAATGTTAAATTGGTTCTGTCCTTTGGCTAGTAACTCTCGACCTTTTTGTGTTAGAATAGCATCTACTGTAATTGATGCATTATTTAATATACCCATGTTGTATCCCTATTTGTTATAAATATTTAAGATTAAAGTTTTTAACTATTTCTTTTGAAGAAACCACCTAATTTCCTACCTATTTTCAATAATCTATCTGATTTTGGTTGTGCTATTATAGCCTCTTTATTAACAATTGTAAAGCTTACTACCGGACCNCCATCAGGTGTATCAGTTGAATTAATATTAAAATCGGCTCCAGTAATCCTACTTCCGTTAAATCTTATATTATCCCATGCTGCATGGTCATCATCATGATAATCTGCTATCTCTAAACTAGTACTAGTAAATAATCCAGCTACTTCTCGCCTAACATTGTTTACATTTAACTGTCCATTTAAATTAGGCTTTGTATCTCTATTAGCACGTAAATATGGATATAAATTTAACCAATAAATTTCGTCATCAGATAATGTATGTCCATCATAAAATCTTATATTACCTAATAAGCCAGAATATCCAAATTGTTTACGACTATCATATCCTCCACCACCTATCGCTTCTATAGAAGTAGTCGCCGGTGCCATTAATTTATCACTTAACTGTTTAACGCCATCTACCCACATATCAATTGACATCGAATCTGCAGATCCGGTGGCACCCGTACATGTTATAACATAATTATGCATGTCGGCTCTGCTGCCCCATCCTGTAGCTGTTGCTGGCGTATCAAATTTATCTGATGTAAAATAAAATTGATTACTATTAGAAAATCCTATCCTAGGATAGGTATATGGATTTGATATTGATTCGCGTGGGTCACTTCCTATTAAGAATCTGGCTGCTCCGGTATGACCAGAATCTTCTTTAGCAATATATGATATGCTCCAATCTCCTTTACCATTTGCTACGGTATTTAAATTATAAGTCGTATCATAATCATTAGCCTTACGTTTACGTCCTAATATTATAGATGGTATGGATACAAATTCCATACCATTTGATCCGGCATGTCCATAATCAGTAACTGCACTTGCCGACGTAGATGAACTAAAATGCATCATTGGGCCGGTAAAGAACTGATGAGATGCTGTTGGGAATAATCCCCCATTTACACTGGTGTCGAACGAAGCAGAAAATATATTTGTTTGCGGGCTAAACATACTTCCGGATTGTATATTATTTACTGAACCGCTAGGAAACATTTTGTAAAGACCTAAAGAATTATATCCAGGTGGAACACTATTTAATAATAAATTAGCATTTACACCATATGTTTTATTTAATTTATAATTATATGTTACAGAATCTTTTGGACCATAATGATATACAATACGTTTATATATATAACTTTTTCTCGTATCTGTTATATATAATTGTACTGGTTCTCTAGGATCATGTAATGAATATGAGCTTGTAAATGGTTGATCTACAAATAATGGCATTAATGTTGTTCCAGGTGAGATTACTCCTTGTGATATGGATTCACTAATTAATCCAGCATTTAATCGTGAAGATGATGGAATCATTATTAAATTTGTAAAATCATATTTTGCTGGCTCTTCTAAGCTAGATGTAATAACACCAGTATATTGATTTTCTTGAGATCCGGTTATTTGTAATATATCGGAACTAGAAATAGGTGCGGTATATAATGGCTCTGCCGAACCACTTAAATGAATAACTGATCCAGCGCTGATATCATATCCAGAATAGAGTTCCCTTTGGAGTGTCTTAAGATATGTTTCTGTTTGGGGATCAAAAATTCCTTTAACTACTTTAAAGTCAACTGGAGTAGGAACTTTACTACGTTCTAATACATTTGGTTCGACAATCAATCCCATACGAGTATTTACTCTAGCTGGCAATGTTTGTTTAATTTGACTAAATAAAGCAAAATCAAATATACTAAAAATCTTAATGAAGGCGTTTATATCATTACGATCGGAATATTTTTTCCAATAATAATTTGCAAATCGTACAAGCTCTGGATAATTATATTCCTGTATCTGACCCGGATCTCCTATATAATCATCAATCTCAAAAAAGCCGGCATGGTTATAAATATCAGCGTTAATTTGATCTGCCATACTATAAAATAAACCTAATGTACTATTATCTATCGGCGCGCGATCATATGCTGCAATTGTATTACGCCTAGATGGAGATAATGGTCCTGATAATGTATCAGACTCTAAACGAATTTTATTACTATATGACGTATTACCTCCTATGCTAGGAGTTTTTATACAATATTGTTCTACTTCTCTATTGAAACTATCATTACTAGTCGGTGTTGGGAAATTGCTAGCAGTTGCATATGAATTCCATGCATCACCAGACGGAGACTGCCAATCTAAAACATTTTGATTTGGATGGCTCGATGATATAATTTGATTAGCTACTAAACTGTAATCCTTGGCTTTTACATCAGTTCCTAATGTATAATGTCGTATTAATGTATAATATGATGATGTAGGATTATTTCCTACATATGATATCGGATTAAGTGTATGAGTATCAAAAGTATCTTGAGTTAATACTTCCATATACTCACGGTATTCTTGGAATGCGCCGGTGAACATACTTTTATATGGCTGCTCGGGGCCGGTGGCGCCTGTGCCGCCTATACTACCTGTCCAGCCGCCTAGGTAACACCAGCTGTCGTCATATGACCTATTCCAAAAATAATTAACAGGACCGGTTAGATTTGGACCACTAGAATATACTGTGCCTAAATTTAAACTCGACGATGCTCTATGTAAAATCTTACAATTACTACAATCAGCTGATTTTTGTATCTGAAAATATATATTAGGATCTGATGAGCCTGTAAAGAAAGATGATGTAAATGGGATATTAGTCCACATTCTAACATTCCACCAATCTCCATCAAATACAGGTACCCAATCAGTACTAGCTGAAACATAATACTGAGTTTGTTGTCCGGCACTAAATGAACCTGAATGCCAATCAAATACTAAACGGCCATAATCATTACTACCGGAATATGAACCTGTATATTCTAATGATAATCCCCATGGGATGGCTTTTCGGCCGGCATGATATCCCTCTACAAATGAATATATTGGTTTCCTAGCTCCTTGCCAATCTGCAGTATATGAGGCTGTCGATCCTGGTTGAGGCTTAATTCTAAATTCTATAGTATCAGGTGATCGGTCTCCACCTATAATACTTCCTTCAGCGTCACTTCCTAATGATACATCATATTGTGACCTAGGTATTTCTATTCTAGAACTAGACTCTATTCGGACGGCATATGTAAACTGATCTTTTATTATTTCTGGTTCGGTTGATTCTATTTTAGGTCCGCCATATTCTCTGATACTTAATAATGTCCTAGGTATGCCATAGGTACTCATTAACGCATTAATACTTCTAGCTGTTCCTTTAGTTTTTAAAATGTATGGCAAGTTATTAACTATCCGGCGCCAAACCTCATGAGTAATGTCATCAGATGATTTACTAAATAGACTACCGGTAGTTTGAAATGATCCAGAGCTATTAGTACCTAGTGCATATTCCCATAACTGTTTTGCTTGATTACCATTTGATAAATGCCAACCCATACTTTCTGCTACATTATATAATAACTCTTTACTGACACCTAGACTAGGATGTTCTTCTTTTGTATATGTATTTGTTAGAGCGTTGACATATGTATATAGAATATCAAAATGTTGGGCGATCATATTAACAAATAATTCGTATTGATCATTATTAGGATCTTCTCTAATAAATTCTGGTATTGTTTTTATTAGTGCACTATCATTTTCAAGATCATAGTATGATGCTGTAGAATAATTTCCAGTGTACCAAGTATCTACTAAACTACTAGTACTAGAATGTAATACATATTTTCCGGATGATAAATGTTTTGGCCATGGTGTTAATGAACCTGTAATTCCATGAGTAAATAAACTAGCTGTAGGTTCATTATATAACCACCGTTCAAACTGGTCAAACCCTCCAATAACATTATAACGGCGTCTGTCATTTTTTGCTATACTACTTTGTATAGACCCTGAATCTGAACCTAATACGGTATCTTCTAAATATTGGCTTTGGCTAGTATAAAATTCTATTAACTCAACTTTATATTTAAAATTAGCTAATCTCTCTTTGGCTGAACTAAAGTGAATGAAATTTTTATAGTCTGTAAAGTCAAGTCCTAAATCGATACCGGAACCTAAACTTCCACTAAACATTTTATCTAATATTCGTTGAGTAGTTGATGTATTAGATGCTAAAACATCGTTCCAAGTTTTAAATTCTGTTTGAGTGATGGTATTGGTATTAACTTCAATATCAAAATTCGGAGTTAATGTATTGTAATTATATTCCGGCGCAACGCCTTCGATAATGATATTATCAATATATGGATTCATTAATTGACTGACGATCCATAAATCTTGATTAACATCTATATCATTAGGTAATGGAGTATGTAATTTTACATATATATCATTATTATCAAGATCATCTAATTCATTATAATCCACCCACCAGTTAGTTGTCCGGTATACTCTGTTTTCACCAAAATTAAGTGCAAAGTATGCAAAGGATGATTTATTTTCGTTCTTATTACCATTTATAATACCTTTCTGATATTCTATTGAACCTGATATAAATGGGTTAGGCATT